GATAGCGGAAAGGTAGTTAGGCGGCGTTACGAGTTCCCAATCGAAACGTCCTCCAATATGTGGATGGAGAATGAGAATCCTGTGTTGGCAGCTATTGCCTATCCAGGAAACTTGTTCGAAATCCACGGCGGAGCCCAGAGTACAGTTCGTGTGGTGGAGGAAACCACCAAACGACGTTGGTTTTCGGGATCGTTTACTTACTATCTTCCCTCCGAATACGATAGTCGGAGTAAGATTGGTAAGATTGCGCTCCTAGCCGATAGACTCGGCCTTAAACCAACTCCAGACACTGTCTGGGAACTGTCACCCTGGAGCTGGGCCATAGACTGGTTCTCGAATACCGGCGATGTTATTTCTAACGTCTCCGATTTTGCGAACCAGGGCCTGGTTATGCATTATGGGTACATTATGGAGCATTCAATACGCTCCCGTACCTATTTTCAGGAACGTTCGGGCTACAAGATCAATCGTAGCCCTGTTCCTGCTGGACCGCTAACCTTGGTCACTGAGACCAAGGTGAGGCGACAGGCAAACCCCTTTGGTTTCGGGGTATCCTGGGAGGGTCTATCGACCTTCCAGGCCTCGATCCTGGCTGCGCTAGGAATCTCCCGGCGCCGCTAGTGTAGGTCCACTGCACACCACCAAAGTGTGTCTTAAATGGCACACACTAAGGAGCATGTCTATGGCATATACCGATCCCCAGACTGTCACAATCTCGGGTACCCCCATCTCGTTGCCTCGGACGAATGTCCAGAACAACAAGAGTGAGTACACGAGTTCGGACGGCCTGGTGAAGATGACCGCTTCCCACGCCTACGGGCGTAGGACGCGGCGTGTCCTCCGGATCGACCACTCCAAGATCACGGCAGATCCGTTTATCCCTACCCAGAACGCGAAGGTTTCGATGTCAAATTACATCGTCTTCGACGTTCCGGTCGTGGGATACACGGTGGCAGAGGCACTGGCAGTGTACAATGGCTTTAAGGGCCAGTTCACTGCGTCGACCGACGCCCTCATTTCGAAGCTTCTCGCCGGCGAGTCGTAAGACTCGCTAGTTGGATGCCAGAAAGAGGAAATCGACGACCCCTGGCGCATGCGAGATTCTTTCTTTACTTGGAAAGAAATCCGTTTGCGTTTTGGCTTTGCCTCCTCGCTCTAGTAATCCTCCTTCTCACACTCGCTTCTGCGAGCGACGAGGGGGAGGTGGGTTCGGATACCAAGGTTATCTTCCCAGTTCCTGGGATAGTAACTAGGTGTCCGATCCACGTGAGCGACGCGGTCAAGGAGTGTCACAGTACGCCAAATGATGCAGAGCGTGACGTAATGTCAGTTCTGGATCAGCCTGGTACGTATATTATACGTATCAAGTAAGGGTACTGAGGTACTATGTTGTAGGCTTGGATAGCTAACGCTCTCACTATAAGGAGAACGGGCTATGAAAAGCCAACAACGGCTCCACCTTCCATCGGAGGATGATTTACTCCTGTGGAAGATGATTGCGGAGGAATCCGCAATCAGATGTCGCACAAGCACCACCCATGACATTAAAACTGTCATGACACGGTGTGAACACGAGGGGTTTTCGTTTCTAACGATTACCCTAATGAACTTTGGAAAAGATTTCGAAAGAGATCTTGACCAGGGTTTCGTTGCTCCCGACTCGTATGCCGGTTTCCGGCGTCGAGCAGCTCTCCCCCTATTTCTAGGAGGTTTGCTGGAGCTTGTGTTCTGCCGTGATTCTGGTGTTCTACTCAACAGTCCCAGCGTCGACGCAATCAAGGAGATTCGTCAGCTTACGCTGATGTTCTCCAAGATCCAACTCCCGTGCAGCGATGCACGAGAGAAGGCGGCGTACCGGGAGTATGTTGAGTGTGAGAAGGACGTCGGTTTTCGCTATATAGTGGACACCGGTCAATTGGCCGATTTCCGTCGTATAGCGGATTCGCTGTTCGGAGCGATGTGGGAGCAGCTTGATCGAGAGATCGAGCTGAATCCGCCCGTTCCTAAGCACGGTCCAGGCGCTACTGCCGATAAGTTGCGTGGAAACGCAAAGTATCGTCAGATATCCTGGCCCCGTCGGTTGGAGACAAGTTTCCTGATGGAAACGAATCTCCTTCCAAGTCCTGACAACGTCAAGGACTTGGCCGATATTGACGTCCTCGAACCTGGCTCGGAAATTCCCGTTAGGGTAATTTCCGTGCCTAAGACGCTCAAGACCCCCAGGATCATCGGGGTGGAGCCTACTGCTATGCAATACGCACAGCAGGCGCTCCTGCCCGTGATACTGGAGGGAATCCGGAATTTTCATCTCGGTTCCTTTCTCGGATCGGATGACCAAACGCCTAATCAGCGTATGGCTCTTCGAGGGTCACTGAAAGGTGACCTTGCGACGCTAGACCTTAGCGAAGCGTCCGATAGGGTCTCGAATCAGCTTGTACTCGAACTAACTAGCCGATCTGGCTCAATGCGTAGAGCCATACAGGCATGTCGTTCGAGGACCGCTGAAGTTGATGGCAAGGTAATAAAGCGCCTTGCCAAATTCGCGTCTATGGGTTCAGCGCTTACCTTTCCTATAGAAGAGATGGTCTTTCTGACTATCATCTTCCACGGGATCGAGAAAGCGCTTAGCACCCAGATTTCTCCTTCGTTGATCAAATCAATGAAGAAGAAGGTGCGTGTCTACGGAGATGATATTATCATCCCTGTAGAATTTGTGCCCTCCGTCATTGACTCACTGGAGCTCTTTGGAGCAAAAGTGAACCAACGCAAGTCCTTCTGGAACGGTAAGTTCCGGGAGTCTTGTGGAAAGGAGTATTATGACGGCCAAGACGTGTCAATCGTCAAGGTGCGCCAGGTACTCCCGACTGACAGGAGGCACGTCGAGGGTGTTATAGCCACGGTTGCCCTTCGTAACCTTCTTTACCAAGATGGTTACTGGACAACCTGCCTGTGGCTAGACGAAAAGATCCGGAAGATACTTAAGTATTATCCGGTAGTCGATTCGTCTTCACCCTTGCTTGGGCGAGAGTCCGTCCTTCCTGGAGCTCGTAAGTTCCAGCCTGGACGTTACTCTCATGACCTGCACCGGCCTGAAGTTAAAGGCTGGTCAGTTCATTCCAAACTCCCTCTGGACACCCTGGAGGGATCAGGAGCTCTGCTCAAGTGTTTCATTATGAGCAAAGGCCGGGAGGATGCGTACGACGATGCGCGGTTAGCGTATCGATTGTCGCACCTCTTTGGTTCTGAGGTCAATGATGATCACCTGAGACGTGCAGGACGTCCCCGATCCGTCGACATCAGATTGGGCTGGAACACCACGTGGTAATTTCCTCGTGGTCACTTCCAGGCACTATGGCCTAAAAGGCCATAGCGGACCCGTGAGGGTCTGGGGGGAGATCCTGGTGTTGCCTCTCTACATCCAAGTGGAGGGGTACCATGGTCTCCAATGAGTATACTCCCG